TATTGTACACATGTGGTTATTAATCGCCTCTTTCATATAATAAGTAATTATCATGCGACACTTATTTTTAAAGGCATGGGCTTGTGCTTTAATTGGTCCTGGTGCTGTATCGCTCACCGAAATCAATTTATCAGTGGCCATTTCAGCGACTTCTTCTACTGTATGACCCCTACCATGAGTTGTTTTTACTCCCAAATCACCTATGGATAATTCAAATAAATCTGTTTCCATCAGTATTTCTCTGGTTCTGGCGGACTAATATCCTTTCTTCCTGAAACACCTACAGGTATTTCTTCGGCTTCTATTTCAGAAAACGTAGTTACTTTTAGTTCGCCTTCTTCTAAATATACCACAGGTGGATTATCAAGTCTGTGGTATCCATATAATTTTTCTTTAACAGGAACACTGGTGTCCAGCATTGGAGAACGTGCTCCAACAGAAATGTCTATTCCTGCGTCCATGCACTTGGATAACCAAAATTCACAACAGCCTCTTCCCAACTCTCCAAAATGAACATTTGTAGTATAGCTAAAGTCTGCCCCAAAAATACTGAGTTTATCTACTTTACTCCACAAGGCAAAAGCAATGGCATAGGCAATTGTGTTGTTAAAATAGGCACAGCCTAAATCCTTGATAATTTTTTCCAGTGGATAAAGCTCAATGGCTGGCACCCTCTTATCCAATTCACAGGAATAAACAGGACACTCCAAGGTTGGTAAAATCTTACGCATCACCTCAGTTTGTGGTCCTGCGTCATTTGTATCAAGGAATCGGGAAACAGGGTCCATCATAAAAACACGATCTGTCTTGACTACTGCGCACATGGAATTGATTGCCCAAACCTCATCATATTCGACGCTGTGGGTAATGCTCATGTGGTAATCTAATTGGCTTTGCCCCATGGCAACCAGGGCAATATGCTTGCCTTTCAGTTTTGGTTTAAGCACCTTTATTGTGGAGCCGTTGGTGCTATTGGAACCCGTGTTCGATCATACCTGTTTTCATCATGGGTCGCACGCCCTTCCATTAAGGTCTTCAAGCGCACCAGGTTATCTTGAAATCGTGTCTCAAACATGGTTGTTTCATTTAAGTCCTGTTTCATAAAAGTACTGGCCTCAACCAAAGAACCATATAATAATAAATCCGGTGCATTGGTACCAAGCCAACTGGTTCCATCGGAAGCCACGGTTATTGATTCAGGTTGATAAAGATAATGCAGTTCAAAAGTTAAATTGGCATTGGGCGTAGGAGCCAAGATAAAAGTATTATCATCAAACTGAGCATAATATTTTGGTACACCGGTAGTTGCTGCCGTGGTAATATAATTGCGCATAAAACTAACATGCTTTAACAATAAATAAGTATATTCGCTGTCACTATTTAATACAGCCAAGCTCATAGGTGAAATAAAATCAGAAGGCGCTCCCAAATAGGTGTTTCCAGAAGTAGCGGTTCCTGTAACATTTTTCCTGAATACATTGAGCTCAATTGTATTAAAAGTACGATTTTCTGCCTGCACAATGAAATTAGTTAAATTTGAAGTAAAAGTACTTTCATCATTGTCCATGTATTCTTGGACGGCTGTTTTCAATGTTGTAAAAGTAAAACTCATTAGACTGGTCCTGCTGTTGCTATGCTACCTCCCCCGGTTACGTCGCCTGTGGTTGCGGTTCCGGTGGAAGTAAATTTATATTCATTTGTGTCCACTACGGTTATTGTATACCCACTTGCGCTTTCAAGCACTGTTGTTGTTATTCCATCAAAGGCTTCTGTTTTTCTAAGGCACACAGTATCACCTGTAGTCCTGTTGTGTTTGAACTCTGTTACTTTAATTACTGCATTGGCTCCAGAGGCTTCCGTCCTGAAAGGGTTTAAGGATAAAAGGGTTTGCGCCGGACCCACTGAAACAAAGACTCCTCCACCTCTTGCACCACTGGTTCCGGTTCCGGCAACAGCGGTAAAAGTATAAGTGTCTGCATCAACTTTTGTAATGCTATAAGCATCTGGGTCAACTAATGTTGCAATAGTGAAACCGTCAAAGGCTTCCGCTCCCCTAAAACGTACTTTGTCTCCGGTGCTCCGTCCATGATCGCATTCAAAAACTTTAATCACAGCGCTTGCGCTAGTGGATAAAAAAGGGTTATTGGTCAAAAGAGCTTCCGCAACAGGTTCAGTGCGATCGGGTCTTGGGTTTCTTATAGCTTGAGCATCCGGTCCAACTCTGGGTGCTTCCAACTGGGGTTGTTTTGGACTCCATTGATCGGGTCCCACCAAGAAACCGTCCCACGTCTTTTTCATATCTTTCAAACGGTAACGAAAACCGGAAATATCACAGATTCCCCATGTTTTTTTGCCTGCCGCAAAGGCCATATTAATTAATTACCGTTCTGGCTGGAATAAAACGGGAGCTCACAGTATCAATATTTTCCGCGGCTGCCCTGCCCCACTCCTCTTCATATATTTCCTTGAGCATTCCTGTTCGATCCGGCGCCCTTTTAAGGGAAATATAATAAGACAGGCCCGCTGCCATTGCTGGTAAAAACTGAAAAGTAATATCCAAATTATTGGTATAGTCCCCTGCGTCCTCAATCCGGGTCAATGCATAATAACGAAAAACATCGGTTGAATCGTCCGGAGTCGGATAAAGATACAATTTAGGAGTTGCTGTCCTTTCCAAATAAAACTGGGTTGGACGTGCCTCTACTGCTTTGTTCGGAAGATAAAGGTAATCGCTTCGACTCATCCGGTTTAACTGGTAATCCGTATAGGTGCTTCCGGACGTACGCCGAACGACAGCGGACAAAACATTGATTAAATCTGTACCCAGATCATAGGAGGTGGTGCTTTCGGTTAATGCCTCTGTTCGTTCAACAATGACCCAAAGATTAAGACCACGGTTTGCCCATTCGGCAAACATTAAATTAAGGGAACGTCTGGCTGTTTCTAAATCGTAGCCTGTCCTTAATTCCAATCCACAACGCTCGAATGATTCTTCGATTAACTCAGCAACGTTCAGATCGAACGTAGTTGTTCCAGAAGTAGCCATTATTAAGGCCTACGATACTTTTTCTTATAGTTCGTAACTGTTCCATCCTTTTTATTTTTATATGGAACAGCCGCATCATAGTCTCCACGCGCAATAGTTTCTTCCCTCATGTATCGTTTTCTCTCTGTCATTCCGGGCATTCTTTACTCCTAGTTATTGGGTGCTTCGTAATATTTTAAGAACTCACACCATACAGTATATTCGTTTCCAGCGTCCGCCGTTGATGGAACTACTAAAAGAACGTCTCCTGTATAACCAGATGCTTCTGTATTAACCAGTCCTCCAATTGAACTGAAATCAAACATATTATCGTAAGCTAAAGTCAGAAAAGTAACGTCAGTTGTTGCGTCCCAATCAAGAGATGCTGGCGCGTCCGTTCCTCCTCCAATGCTGTACCATATCTTGTTCAAAGCTACATGGGTACAGGTCTCTTTATTAGCGGACTGACTTAAAGCAGAGACATCTACTAAAGTAGTGCTACTGCCGCTTCCGTCTGAATAAACCGAACAATATGTGACCAGTTTCTTATCGTAGTCGTACTGAATAGTTGGTCCTGTGACTGTATCAGCCATAATTTACCCCCTATTAAGCGTCAGCAAATGGTGTTACTAAAGTTCCTGAACCTAATAACTGTGCTGCAACATGGTATTTAGCACTTGCAATTGCAGTAATTACTACAATGCTTCCTGCTAATCCGCCTTGAGTGGTACCGTTTTGAGTAAAGGTGTCATTAGATGCACCAGAGATAAAAGTTTTACCTCCTGCACTGTCATCAATACCTGTGTAAGCACCACCAACAAATTTGTCAGTGCCATCAGTTGTGATGTCCATATCTGTTGCTGCTGTTACAACAACAAAAGTAAATTGGGCACCCAGATTACATAATTGGCTTGGATCTCCTTTGTCAGTAGGTTCTGTTACAACAATGCTGGGAAGTGTAAATACACCGTCCGCATCATTACATAACAATACTCTACCGGCATGAGAAGTCACCGTTATAGTTGTGTTTGCTGTTAAACTAACAACGGAACTGTAGCCCGCATTAATAAGACCAGCAAGAGACCTTATCGGTCCCGCAAAGGTTGTTTTTGCCATAATTTCCTCCGTTGGAAATAAGTCCTATCGTCTTGGCTTGTCTGCTAGGTCAGTCTATAGGACAAGTTTTACCTAGATGCTCCCATTCTATATCATTAAATTTAAAAAAGAAAGAGAGCCGAAGCTCTCTTTCCTTGTAATACTGAGTAAGAAAGTCTGCTTATATTATAAGCAGTGTATTACGTCTTCCATTTCCATTTAGCTTATGCTCCGGGACTGCCAAAGACAGTTCGAGGGTCAGACCACCCGAACGAATATCTTTCGCGAGCCTTGTAGCGTACGTTACCAGTATCAAAATCCGCTTCCATCGAAGTTTTGATTGCTGC